GCTTCTGAGCTAAAAAATAATCTATCAAGATTGATGGAGAAAAGATCTACTTGGGAGAGCCATTGGCAAGAAATTGCTGATCTAATGCTACCAAGAAAAGCAGAGATTACTAAAGAAAGAGCTAGAGGAGATAAAAGATCTACACAAATCTTTGATGCTACTGGTATTCATTCACTTGAATTACTTGCTGCTTCATTACATGGAATGCTTACATCATCTGCAAATAGATGGTTTTCTTTAAGATACAAAGAAGCAGTATTAAATGAGAATGATGAAGCTAGAGAATGGCTTGAGGACAGCATCGATAAAATGTACTTAGCTTTTGCAAGATCTAATTTTCAACAAGAGATCTTTGAAAACTATCATGACTTAATTGCATTTGGAACTTCTTGCTTGATGGTTGAAGAAGATGAAGATGACATCATTCGGTTTTCAGCTCGACACATTAAAGAAATTTACGTTGAAGAAAATAAAAAAGGTTTAATAGATAATGTCTATAGAAAATTTAAACTTACTGTAGATCAAGCTATTCAAAAGTTTGGTGCAGAAAATTTATCAAAAGAAATAAACAATACTTATAAATCTAATCCTTATGATGAAGTTGAGATCTGCCATATAGTTAGACCAAGATTTAATTACGATAGTTCAAAGCAAGATAAAAAGAACATGAAGTTTCAAAGTATTTACTTTGAGCATTCAACAGATCACATTATTTCAGTAGGCGGATTTAATGAAAATGTTTATGTGGTAAGTAGATATTTAAAATCGTCAACGGAAATTTACGGAAGATCTCCAGCGATGAATGCGTTACCTGACGTTAAAGTTTTAAATAAAATGGTAGAACATGGATTGAAAGCTGCAGCTAAGATGATCGATCCACCTCTATTAGTACCTGATGATAGTATGTTAGCTCCAGTTAGAATGACACCTGGAAGTCTGAATTATTATAGGAGCGGCTCAAGAGATCGTATTGAACCATTAAACATTGGTCAGAATACTGCAATGACTTTGAATGCAGAGAATGCAAGAAGAGAAGCTATAGCTAGAATGTTTCATGTAGATCAGTTGCAAATTCAATCTAATAGAACAATGACAGCTACAGAAGTTTTACAAAGAAACGAAGAGAAGATGAGAATACTTGGTCCAGTAATGGGAAGAATACAAAGTGAATTACTAGAGCCAATGATTAATAGAGTATTTTCTATAATGTTAAGAAACCGATTATTTAGAGAAGCTCCACCTATTCTTGCTAATCAAGAAATTGATATTGAATATGTATCTCCAATGGCTTTAGCTCAAAAAGGTCAAGAGCTACAAAATGTTATGAGAGGTTTAGAATTATTTGGCTCTCTTGCTCAAACGATGCCAGTTATGGATTACATTGATGAAAACGGTTTAGTTAAACAATTAGTTCAAACACTAGGCTTACCAGCAAGAATGATCAAAAGTGATAAGGAAGTTCAAGCAATTAGAATGGAACGACAAGAAGCTCAACAACAACAAATGCAGATGCAGCAACAAATGGCTGAAAGCGAAATGGCTAAGAATGCTGCACCGTTAGCTAAAGAAGTTCTAAATGGATCAACAGAATAAAAAATTATTAGAATTAAAAAAAGATTATAAAATTACTTTCGATACAGAAGAAGGTACTAGAGTTTTGAATGACCTCGAAAAAAGATGTCATGAGTTTGTTACTACATTTTCAAAAGATAGTAGTCACGAAACTGCTTTTCTTGAAGGTCAAAGATCAATTTTGATTTTTTTAAAAGCGATGATTAAACCTCATAAGGAGTAACTTAATGGACAATCAGACAACTGAACAACAAGTTCAATCTGATCCGATAGCTAATACTACAACGGATCAATCGCAAACTTCAGTATTATCTGGAGAGCAGACAACAACACAAACAAACTTTCAGGATTTAATTCCTGATGAATACAGATCAGAAAAATCTTTAGAAAATTTTAAAGATATGGGCGACTTTGTTAAATCATATCTATCAGCGCAAAAGATAGTAGGTGCAGATAAAATTCCAGTACCTAATAAATTTGCAACTGACGATGATTGGAAAGCAGTTTTTAATAAACTTGGCGCTCCTGAAAAACCTGAAGATTATAAATATAGTTTTAAGGAAGGAGAAGTAGATCAAGAATTATTATCTACTTTTAATCAGCAAGCTCATAAACTTGGATTATTACCTCAACAAGCAGAAAGCTTAATTAAGTTTTATAATGATATGAATGAAGGTAGTTTTGTTCAAGCTGAAGAAAAAGCTGCTGAAGCTAGACTAAATACTGAGAATGAACTCAAAAGAGAATTTGGTCCTCAATATGCTAAAAGATTAGATCAAGCTAAAAGATTAGCATCATCTACTTTAGGTAATGATTTTTTAGAAAATACTTTCTTACAAGACGGATCAAGACTTGGAGATAATATTTCTGTTGTAAAAGCATTCTCACAACTTGCAGATAAATTATCTGAAGATGAAGTTGTTAAAGGAGATACATCTTCTTATATGACAGCTAAAGATTTAGAAAAAGAGATCGCATCTTTACAAGAAGAAGGTTCTCCATTTTGGGATAAAAATCATCCTAATCATGAAAAATCAGTTCAAGAAGTATTTAAGTTAAGAGAGCTATTACATAATGGATAATAACGATCATCTTACAGAAGAAGAGATTAGACTAGAATGTATTAGACTAGCTGTAGAATTTGCTCCTGAAATAGCAAGAATTACAGATCCATTAGATAAAGCTGAAGCCTATTATAATTGGGTAAAACAAAATTCTAAGCGACAACCTGAAAAGACCGCTTCGAAAAAAGACAAAGTGAAGTCTTAAAATTTACAGAAGAGATCTCCAGTCTTGGAGGCAATCAAATCGATTAACATTAACCAACATAACTAAGGAGATTTGAAAAATGTCAAATCAAATTACAACTGCGTTCGTTGAACAGTATTCAAATAATGTTCAAATGTTATCGCAACAAAAAGGCTCTTTGCTAAGAAGTGCTGTTGATGTTGAAACTGTTGTTGGAAACAATGCGTTCTTTGAACAAGTTGGTTCTGCTACTGCTCAAAAAAGAGTTAGCCGACATTCTGATACGCCTCAACTAGACACACCACATGCAAAAAGACGTGTAAGCTTAGTGGATTATGAATATGCGGATTTAATCGATCAACAAGATCGAGTAAGAACGCTTATAGATCCTACTAGCGCTTATGCAACTGCTGCAGCTTTCGCTCTTGGTCGTTCAATGGATGACGAGATAATTGCTGCTGCAACTGGAAATGCTTTTACTGGCGCAACTGGTAGTACATCTACTCCGTTAGGTGCTGGACAAGCAATTACAGAAAGTGGAACAGATGGTTTAACTATTGCTAAATTAAGAACTGCAAAAGAAAAGTTCGATTTAGCTAGTGTAGATCCAAGTTTACCAAGATTTATGGTAGTCGGTCCAAGACAGATTACTGATTTGTTGGGAACTACATCTGTAACATCAAGCGACTTTAATACGGTTAAAGCTTTAGTAAATGGCGAAGTTGATACTTTTATGGGTTTCAAATTCATTACATCTACTAGACTTTCAATCGCTTCATCTAAAAGATTATGTATTGCCTTTGCTGGCGATGGCATAAAGCTTGCGTTAGGTAAAGACGTTATGACTAGAATTGATGAGAGATCTGATAAAGGATACTCAACTCAAGTTTACGTTTGTATGTCAATAGGCGCTACTAGAATGGAAGAAAGCAAAGTTGTTTCAATCCAAGCTCACGAAGCTTAATCAATAAGGAGATAATATATCATGGCAAGCGTTAAAGGTGTAAATTACACAAACATTACTGCTACTCCTATTGTTAAATCGGATAGCGAAGTTGCTGGAGGAAAAGTTAGAGTATCTTATGATAACTACGAAGCTTCTTCTTTAGCAAGTGGATCAGACATTACGATTGGTAGAGTTCCAGCTAATGCAACTATAATAGATGTTGTTCTAAAGTGTGATGCTTTAGGCGGATCTTCAACTTTAAAAGTTGGAGACAGCGGAGACGATGACAGATATTTAGCTGCTGTTGGTACATGGAATGCTGCTGGTCAAACACAATCAATGTTAGGTGGCTCTACTGCTGCTAATACTGCGATGACTGGTCTGGGTTACAGAACAACTGCGGAAACTGATATTGTAATCACAACTGGTGGAGCAACTATAAGTGGCTCTATTCATTGTTGGGTTATGTACACAGTTGAGTAGTCAATAATTTTTGTTTGGCGGATGAAATACTCCGCCAGGCATTGATATAATGGCAAGTAAATCTAAACCTATTTCAAGAAATAAAAGAAATTACAGACCTACTAAAAAAGGTGCTGGAATGACAAAAGCTGGAGTTAAAGCTTATAGAAAAGCTAATCCAGGATCAAAATTAAAAACCGCAGTAACTGGTAAAGTTAAACCAGGATCAAAGGCTGCAAAAAGAAGAAAATCATATTGCGCAAGATCTTTAGGACAACTGAAAAGATCTTCTGCAAAAACTAAAAATAATCCTAACTCAAGGATCAGACAAGCAAG